GAAACAGGCTGCGTCGGGCAGTTTTTTACTATGACTGCGCCATCCAAGTTTCATGCGGTTTACAGCAAAGGTGGCTTTGTCACGCAATGGAATGGCTCAAGCCCGAAAGATACCCAGCGTTACCTCTGCAAAGTCTGGTCAAAAATCCGTGCCGCACTGTCCCGTGAAGGCATTCACGTTTTTGGCTTCCGTGTTGTAGAACCGCACCACGATGGGACGCCACACTGGCACATGCTGCTGTTTATGCTGCCTGAAAACGTCCAGCGGGTGTGCGACATCATGGCGCGTTACGCTCGCGAAGAAGATGCGCACGAGATGAACACAGACGAATCGCGTAAAGCGCGCTTCCACGTTGAAGCCATTGATCCCGAAAAAGGCAGTGCTACAGGCTATGTCGCTAAATACATATCAAAAAATATCGACGGCTTTGCGCTGGAAGGCGAGAAAGACGATGAGACCGGCGAAAACATGCGTGAAATGGCAAAAGCCGTTTCTGCGTGGGCTTCACGCTGGCGCATTCGTCAGTTCCAGCAAATAGGCGGTGCGCCGGTCACTGTCTGGCGTGAACTGCGTAGGCTCGGTGAAGCAAGGCTATCCGACACAAAAATGGATGCGGCACTGGCTGCGGCATCCGTTGCAAGCTGCTGGGCGTCTTACACCATGCTTCAGGGTGGGCCGCTGGTCGCACGCGAGGATTTACTGATCCGTCTTTGCTATGAACTCACTGAAATGGGTAATGAATACGCTGAGGACGTACAACGTGTCAGCGGTATCTATTCACCTCGCGTTCCCAATTCTGAATTTTATACGCGGCTGGTTAAGTGGGAAAAGGTCGCTAAATTGGCCGAAGCGCCAGCGGAGGCTGGTTTTTCTGGCGGCACCGCCGCCCCTTGGAGTTCTGTCAATAACTGTACGGGGCCGCAGCGCCGTCGGTTAGAGCTGGAACTAAAAGCGAGAGGTTTTGAAGGCAATGACGATGAAATAGCGATACTGCTTAAGGGATGCGGCATAACATTTAGAGGACATGGGGCAGTGAAATATAAATCGGGGCGGCTGATTGATGCGGTTGATACCAATGATGACGAGTGTTGGCCAGGCTGGTTTTCTGGTTAGTGGCTAATTTTTAACATTTTTGTTGAGCATTAATGGACTAAAAAAAGGTTCATATTTCCTTACAGTTGATATACTGTATGCTTGTACAGTGTTTTGAGGAGGCAGAATGGCAGATTTGTTCGGCGAGATTTTGCAGGCTAGAAAGATTGAGTTGCTGTCGAGGGTTGCGGCTGATCTCGATTTGGAGAGCGATGAGAGAAGAGTATTTCTTTCTCTAATTCATGATTTGTCTTATGAACTTGTAGGATGCTTACACGAAAAAGAAAGGGAAATCAAAAGCCTCTATTGTCGAGGCTTGGAGACAACATGAGTTCAGTGACTAGGCTGTAAGAGGTTTAAAGCCATTTGCTTTTGCTCTGGTGACATTGAGCTAACGATCTGCTGAATCAACATATTTCCTGTTTTTGCACTGGGACTAAGTGTGTGGGAAAAAGTCAGATTCATAACAAAAGTATGACCACACTCAACATCGGCGCATGAACAATAAATATCCGCCAGCTCTTTATGTTTCCGGTTGGTTTTACGGATAACCGCTTTTGAACCGCACTCTGGGCACTCGATTTTTAACACGCGCATCTTTGCGGCTCCGGCATGGAAGTGATGCCTGGATTTTATACGTTTTAGCATTACACCGCATCCTTGTTCGTTGATTCTTGGTCAAATTTTAGGTACAGGTGTTCCGGCACGTCCGGATCACCGTTGACCGCCTGCATCAGACGTCGCTGTATCGGCTGAACCTCGTTTTTCTTGTAGGTCGCTTCCACCTTTTCCGGGTCGCCCAGACCGCCAGCGTTTTGCGGGATGATGCCAGCCAGACCAGCAGGGAAGCGATGCGCGTTCAGTACGTCCTGCGCGCTGATGTTTTTAACGTTGGCAAATTCATCTTTCGCGCCAATGTCGCCCATCTGGATGAACTGCACGGCTTCTTTGTCACCGTTCGGGATATTCACCAGAATGGTGCTGAAGTTGCCGATCCCTTTACTGTTGGCCAGTTGCGCCTCAAGTTCTTCCTCCACTTCATCTGTCATGTTCGGGTCGGTTGTGTACAGGATGCCACCTGTATGCGCGCCGTTGTGGTAATAGCGACGGCGGAAAATCACCGCTTCGCTGTTCAGCAGCGCCGAGTGAATGCCGCCGATGTAATCCGGCAGGCCGTATATCTGCTGCTGCGGGTCATACATCTTGATAAAAATCACGTCCTCTTCGTCGTAAACCAGCGGTTCGCCATTCTGCAAAACCACAAATTCCCCGTCACGACGGCGACGCATGTACAGCCCCGGCATGGGTTCCAGCGCGATAACATCACCCCAGCCGTTGCGAATTTTGACGATCCCTAAATCCCCGAAGGTCAGGAAGTCCATTGTCCCGGCTTCCAGTTCGTCATGTGACAGGCCGCCGCCAACATAATCAGACAGCACCATGTTTTTGCGCGCGTGAATAATGCCGCCGTGCTGGCCGTTCAGGTTAATCAGCTGCGCCAGTGCCAGCCGGTCAATAGGCAGGCTGTAATGGTCATAGTCGTTGTCATACCAGACGTCGCGGTAATCGGTGCCGGTAGTGAGCACGGGTTCAGGCTTGCCGAAGCGCAGTACCGACATTTTGCGATTGCTCGTCTTTAGCTGTGCGCCGCCGGCGCGTTGCTTGTATCGTTTTTTCATGCTGCCTTCTGAAGCTTCCATTTAGATTTCGGTTTGTGCTCAAAGTTGAGCGGTTCATTATCCAGTCCGTGCATAATCGCCCAGGCGGCTTCGGCGTGACCGGTATCAGCTGTGCGATCTGCTACAAACGTAACTGCCTTGCCGCTGTTGGTGACGGTGCTGCGGATGGACATGAATGATGCCGCCACCTCCTTCAGTTCCTGATCCCATTCGATGCGGCCGCTTTCGATTACGTCGGAAGCCTTAAGCACCAGGCGATTTTTGGTGTTGAGGTCGTAGCGGATTGCCCTTAGCACGCGCAGAGCAAAGTGCTCTATGTTGTCGTAAACGCCCTGGCCGATCCCCGTTACGTCCACGCCGAGGTAAGTGAAGTTGTAGCGGGCAAACAGCTTCTTGATTTCACTGGCCTGATGGCGAAAGTTCATGCCCTTCCAGTTGATAATTGCCAGTACGCGAAACTTATCCCCGGCCAGCACCGGCGGTGCCAGAATCACAAAGGTAGACAGGTCGCCGGAGCGCGCCGGGTCGTAGCCGCCCCACACAGGACGCTCACCAAACGGACGGCGCGCTTTGGGGTCGTGGTCTTGCCAGAGCGACACATCAACGCCGCATTTCTCCAGGTCGGCGAAGCTGAACACGGAGTTTTTGCTGTCAAC